AACCTACTGACATCAAAGGTATTCCTTACTTTGACTCAAACACTAGCAAAATGGTTTGGGCTCCTCCTAGCGAATTGCCAGATGCTGAAATGGCAAGTAAGCATAAGAATATTGTCTTGTTCATGGATGAAATGAACAGTGCCGCTCCTAGCGTACAGGCCGCGGCTTATCAGTTGATTTTGAATCGCCGTGTTGGTACTTACCAACTTCCAGACAATGTTGTTATGGTAGCGGCTGGTAACCGTGAAACTGACAAGGGTGTTACATTCCGTATGCCTGCTCCGTTGGCTAACCGTTTCGTTCACTTGGAACTTACTGTTGACTGGGATGACTACTTTGAGTGGGCTACTGAAAATAAGATCCATAAGGATGTTGTGGGCTTTTTGACTTTCAGCAAGAAAGACTTGTACGACTTTGATCCTAAGTCTAGCTCACGTGCATTTGCTACTCCACGTAGCTGGTCATTTGTTAGCGAATTGTTAGTAGACGACGACTGCGATAATGACACATTGACTGACTTGATCAGCGGGTCAGTTGGTGAAGGACTTGCTGTTAAGTTTATGGCACATCGTAAGATTTCAAGCAAAATGCCTAACCCTACAGATATCCTGTCAGGCAAAATTAAAAAGATGGAATCTAAAGAAATTTCGGCAATGTATTCTTTGACTGTGTCTTTATGCTATGAATTGAAAGATGCTTGCGATAAAAATGCCAAGAATTGGAATAGCCAAGTCAATTGCTTCTTCCAATTTATGATGGATAATTTTGAAACAGAGTTGGTTATTATGGGTACTAAATTGGCATTGTCTAGCTACAAACTGCCACTAGATCCAGATGAAATCGATTGTTTCGAAGCGTTCCATCAAAAGTTTGGTAAGTATATTGCACAGGCTACCGAAAAAGACAGCCGTTAATTGAGCTTGCGTTAATTGACAGGACCTTCGGGTCCTGTTATAATATATACATACTGAAACATTAGGAGCAACAATGTCACATACAGATCCAATTATCGATAAAATTATTGTAGCACGAGTTGGTTTGCTATTACGCCATCCGTTTTTTGGTAACATGGCTACACGACTTAGGATTGAAGAAGCCACTGATTGGTGCATGACGGCGGCTACTGACGGTCGCACTATCTATTTTAGCCGTCCGTTTTTTGAACCACTAACAGTTAAACAAATTGAATTCGTTATTGCACACGAAATCCTGCATAATGTATTTGATCACCTAGCACGTACCGAAGGCAGAGATCGTCGTATCTTTAATGCGGCGGCTGACTATTGTGTTAACGGGCAATTGGTTCGCGATCGTATCGGCGAGCAACCTCCGGAGATTAAAATCTTCCATGATCCAAAATACTATAACTGGTCTGCGGAACAAGTGTACGATGACATTTACGAGAAACATGATGAGGAAAGTCTAGCGGCTTTAGGTCAGTTACTTGATGATCACGTCGACTGGGGTGACAAAGATGCAAATGGCAATAAGCCTAGTTACTCTAAAGAAGAATTGAAACAGATCCGTGACGAGATTCGTGAAGCAACAATGCAGGCGGCTCAGGCGGCGGGTGCAGGAAATACTCCTGCAAACATTCAGCGTATGATTAAAGATCTTACAGAACCTAAGATGAACTGGCGTGAAATTTTACGTCAGCAAATCCAAAGTACTATTAAAAATGACTTTAGCTTTATGCGACCTAACCGTAAAGGCTGGCACATGGGTGCTATTCTTCCAGGTACTAACTTTAAAGAAACAATTGATATCTGCGTAGCAATTGACATGAGTGGTTCAATCGGTGACGATCAGGCTAAAGATTTCTTGTCAGAGATCAAAGGTATTATGCAAGAGTATCAAGAATTTAAAATTAAAGTTTGGTGCTTTGACACTAAGGTGTATAACGAAGCGGACTTCGACGGATACTCAATGGATGAATTTGATGACTACCAGCCAGTAGGTGGTGGTGGTACAGAGTTTGATGCCAATTGGGAATACATGAAAGAAAATGATATTCACCCTAAAAAGTTTATCATGTTCACTGACGGATATCCTTGGGGCTCGTGGGGTGATGAAGATTATTGCGATACAGTATTCATCATCCACGGCAATGATAAAATTGTTCCACCGTTTGGAGAATATGCGTATTACGAGCAAGTAAAAGAGGCGGCGTAATATATGGCGCTAAAAAATGGCAAACCTAACCCTTTAAATTATTTTGATTTGCGGAGGGTTGAGTTTGCCGCTCCCCATTTTAAATATACCACTATAGACAAGTATACTCCAAGTTTACTCAAAAGTCTCAATACCTGGATTAAAAATAATTTAAATAACAGGTATTATATAGGACAGGGAATTGCGTTAGATAAAAATACATTTATCTATACAACATATATCGGATTTGAAAGTGAGAAAGAACTCAGTTTCTTCACAATTGCCTGTCCACATTTACAACAAAGATAATTACTATTGTATTTTACAAAGGAGATACCATGACTGATAACGTAGAACAAAATACAGCAGAACAAGAAGTTCCTGCACAAGCCCCACAAGAAGCAAACAACGATCTTACTATTAACGATCTAAATGCTATGAAAGTAATCATTGACATTGCTAGCTCACGTGGTGCATTTAAGCCAAACGAATATGCGGCTGTAGGACAAACATATACCAAACTAACAGCGTTTTTGGATCAGGTTGCAAAACAAGCTGAGACTGCAAAAACAGGAGCATAATTATGCAATCACTAAAACACGTAGGTAGAGTTAAAGCAACTGGTAAAAAAGTGCTAGTTGCCTATAGAACTCTGCCAGGTGACGCTTACAGCGCACTAGTTATACCAACAGAGAATATGCCAGATGATATGCACAATGCTATTATCAATTGTGTAGAAAGTTCGGCAGCACAAGAAGCTTACGAATTTGCACAGGCATTAGATCGTACACAATTCCCAGACGGTAGTCGCATGTTGCCACATTTACATGCTAATGGTCGTTTGCAAAAAGTCAGTACTGATCAAATTGAGATGACTCCAACCGTTGGTGTATCTGTATTGCTATCAGAACTTAATCAAATCATCGCCGAGCAACGCGGTATTGCTGTTGACGGATTATGTATTGCTCCAGATAACAACGATAAAACAGAAGTTGTAGAAGTTGCATCAGCAAGAACGATGCCCACCGAAACTGCCGATGTTGGTAAGACTACATCAGCAAGTGTAAACGAAACAGCACCAGAAGTAACTTCGTTTGCTAGTCCGGAAGCTGAAGCAAAACACTATCGTAGCCAAGCTGATCGATTGGCAAAGCAAGCGGCAGAATTCCGCCGTAAAGCAGAAGAGTTGGCTCCGACTAAGAAGAAGGTTGCAGATATAGCGTGACCGAACCGGGAAAAACTCTTCCCAAAGAAGTAATTGAATGTTGGCCAGAAGTATTTGGAGAAATAAAACTCAATGTACTACCTCTTAGGTATTTACACGCGGTTTTGATCACATTTAAAGACGGCAAAGTTTGGGAAATAAAAGTTACCGCAAAGACTAAGCGTGAAGGTTGGGAGTCTTTTGAAAAATCGCTGTCTGAATTATTTAAGACCTATGAGCAAAGAATTGATAACATAGATTTTAAACTTGATACAGAACGTGTTAAAAAAGACATCGAAAAAACAACTAAAAAATTCCTCAACGAAAGAAAACTTAAATGAAAGTAAAATTAATTAGCGTCAGTGCTCCAAGCAAAGAAATGATTGCAGAGGGCATGTACGATGTACAAGAACTAATTGCATTTTGTGCTAGGGTCAGCAATCCTAGCAATCAATTTAATACTGAAACAAGTGAAAAACTAATCAAGTATCTAGTCAAACACAAACATTGGTCTCCTTTAGAAATGGCTAGTGCTTGTTTAGAAATCACTACAACTCGAGATATTGCTCGACAAATGCTCCGACATCGCAGTTTCAGCTTTCAAGAGTTTAGTCAACGTTATGCAGATCCTACAGCAGAACTCGACGAAGCATTTGTACTACGTGAAGCACGATTCCAAGATACCAAAAATCGACAGAATAGTGTAGCGTTTGACTCTAATGATGAAGCCCAACGATTGTTAGCAATTGAATGGGAACGTGCTCAGAAACGTGTATTGTTTTCAGTTAAACAAGAATATTCTTGGGCCATTAAAAACGGTATTGCCAAAGAACAAGCTCGTGCAGTACTGCCCGAAGGTCTTACTGTAAGTCGTTTGTATATGAATGGTACATTACGTAGTTGGGTACACTACATTGAACTAAGAGCCGAGAACGGAACTCAATTAGAACATCAAGAAATTGCTAAAGCCTGTGCTAAAGCAATTACTGAAGTGTTTCCAATGATAGATGATTTTGTTGAGAATTAAACAATACTTCTAACCAACTGTAATTATTAATCCTTGCCAATGCCGGTTTGTTACCGGCATTCTCTTGACCGTATTGTCTGCCGGCGAGTGCGCCTAAATAGGCATAAAAGCCATATTGAGCAGTATCACTAAGTGTACACCAAGCATCTAATCTCTCAGTAGTTTCCGCATCTATTTGCCCGGCAATAGTCTTACTTGCTAGTTTAGCACATTCACGGAAAGCAGATCTCCATGTTGTAAATGGGTCAGTATTAAAATTGTTAATATTAGAAATTGTATCTACAGCCCTAAATCGAGGACTAATACTAGTAGTCATGTCCGGGCTAGTTATATCTACATTAATGGTTAAGTTAGTTGGCAATAGTTTAACACCGCCATTACCGTAGACTAGCCCATTAACTGGGTTTTGACTTTTCCATACATGAACAATGTCTCGATCGTATTGCGGCAATAGCAGGCTGAAATCAAAATCATCTGCTATAACAGCATCGCCGTCTACCACCCAAAACATAGGTGTTGTTGCTAGTTTTGCGGCCTCTATATGTGCCTTATGTATACCTTTAACTCCGTGTATACGTTTAGCCCTAGGAAACCGTGTTTTTAACAAATTCCAATTTTCTTCTGCATTTGGCTCATTATAGCTGATAAAAACAATGTCGTAGGGTCGTAGCGAGCTGGTTATTTCTTCATGTTCTTTCTTGTTTATAATATATCGGAAATCGACCTCTTTTTTACTTACAGGAGATTTTTGTGTAGTAAGTAGCATTAGACCATTATACTTAACTTCTTCAATATCTTGATTTTTAAACACATGATTTTCAGTTCTGTCATAGTCATATGTACCGTCAAGAGGATCGTAATATAAATCAAAAACAGAATTATCAGTGACTTGAATTTCAGGCCATATGCACCAAAATAAAGGTGCAGTTTCTGTTTGGTGTATTTTTAGATATTCATCATAGGTACTGATATTGTATCTAGGATAACGAAATCGGCTTGCAACAATATCGTATTCTTTTCTGTTGATTAGCATCTTATAGTTGACTTCTTTTTTTGAAACTTGCTTAGATTTACTAAACAAGGTTAGTCCACTTATATAAGATTCCTTATCATTACACAAATTTTTCCAAACATGATTTTCCTGTTTGTCATAGGTATTATGATGACTAAATTGTAATTCAAAAATTGACATATCTAAAATTTCAATGTTAGGCCATACTGCCCAAAACATATCTGTAGGACATGTTTCTAAAGCAGTTAGGTAGTCATCATAGTTATTAATTCTAAACTGTTGATAGGGTGCAGGCTTTGATGCAACTAGATCTATTTCTTTTTTATTTGTAAAAAATCTATAATCTGCCTCGCGCTTGCTTAGTTTTATATTTTTAGGAAACAAGCAGATGCCATCAAAAAATTCTCCGTTACGGAATATATGATTATAATCCATATCCCATTCTGAGACTTTGTAATCAAAGTTAAAAGAATCTTCTACTATGAGATTATCCCATACTACCCAAAACATTTTTGTAAAGGATCGTTTGGAGGCTGTTTGTAAAGCTAAGTGCAAGTCAGGTTCGTTGATTCTTTTAGCTGTAAGGAATCGTGACTTTAATCGATTAAAATCACTGTCATTCTTACCTATGAAAAAGATATCATACATTTCTGCTACGAATTATTCTCGGAGTATTATTATAAACAGTTTTAAAGAAACGACTACCTGCAGGGTCTAGATTTGCAATTTCAATTTTGCATTTTTCCCTAAGCTCATTTCCGTAAAAATTAATTTGACTTGTTTTTTCTTCGTCGGTGGCATTGGAATAATGCTGGTCCCAGTAGGTAGTTAGGTATTCAAAATCTCGCACATTAGCATAATCCCAGTCTGTGCAATTGGTCATTGCGGCGCCCTCTCTAGCACCTAATATACTATAAATTCCATTTTCAACATCAGCACCAACTGTACACCACACTAGTAGTCTATGATAATTTTGCCACCAGACTTTACGAACATCTTCTGTTTTTGCACCTTGATCCAAAGACATTTTTACGCCTTCACGGAAACCTGCTCTCCATGCTTGGAAGGGAGTGGCATTGGTAAAGCTCTCACTGTAATTGTCATTAAACTGATAATATCGATCATCAAAACAAAATTCAACTAGTCCCTTAGTATCAGTGGGATCTGAATTTTCGTGTGTTTTCATTTCGTTGACAAATTTACGTGTCCACATTTTTAAGCCGCCGTTACCGTACATAAGCCCATTGACATGAACCTTGCCGCACCAACTGAACACATGTTCAGGAGTCAATCCTAATTCATCTAGGTTAACTTCTACTTCAAAAAACTTTGGATCTACAATATTGTCTGCGTCAACAGTGATAAAATATTCAGTTTCACTTTTTGCGGCACAGGCTTTATGTGCGGCATCTGATCCTTTGACTCCATGTACACGTTTGGCCCAAGGCACTTTACTGCACAAATCTGCATAATTTTTTTCAGCATTGGGTTCGTCATAACTTAAAAACACAATATCTTGATCGATAACTTTTATAATATTACTCATATATAACCTTTAATCCGTAAGTTTTAAAAACTAATTTACTGCTAATAGCAATCTTGTCTAGTCTAGTTTCAATATTAGATTCAAACGGAACTGTTACGCAATCACTAGTTAATAGTTCTTCTGTTGCTATGAAAATAGTCCTAATTAAAAAATCACTATCATTTTCCAGTGTGACAAAAAATACTAACTTAGGTGCTAAAATTGCATTGTAAGTATTTTTAAAACTTCTGCTTAGACTAAAATTCCAAACACGATCTCTCAGATTCCATTCAACAATGCACTCTGCATCTGTATTGAATTCGGTGATCCACTCAAAAACTTTGTTATTAAACACATATCCAGAAAACTCATTAGTAGTTGAAAGTACTGTGGTTTTCCCAGAATCTTTATGATACCCGACTTGATAATCTTTAAATTGCCATTTGCCTGTTAGAAATGGTTCTGCATCTTCAAATGCCACTTCAATTCCGTTTTCATATCTCGAAGATTTCTCATTGCCAACTGCAAGTATTTCTCCTGTTTTTTTATCATAATAGATATAATACTTATGAGGTAAATTAATCTGTGGTGCTCTTTTTGCCATCAGCTAACTCCTCTAATCTTTTGATAATTTTTTCGGTTAAGAAATTCTTTTCTACATAATGAAATAGTTTTGATTGTTTGATATTACCTACCACTAAATCACCCCTAGTAGTTAATACTGTATGGACTCCGTCCTGCCAACTTATTGTGGCCATATCCCAACCTTGTATATTTGGTTTCATGTGAGTGAATTCTAACGGACTACAAGTATCGTTAACGCTGGCATGCATGCCTGATATTTCAATAGCGATTGCCGTTGCTAAATCCATGCTCAACCAATTCTGATATTCTTCGGGTGCAAACTTTGTATAGCACCATTCCCAATTATTACAAACAAATTCTAATACTTTATAAAATTCATACGCAGGTGTTGTCTTTTTAAAATAATGTAATGCAAAATACGGACTGGTTAATTTATTTACGATAAACGCTTTTCGATGCACAGTATCTATAGTAACATCATTCTTATGATTTTTAATACGACTACAAAATCTTAAATCGTGATTACTGCAATAATGCCACCATTCAGATATATCTTCTAATAACAGCATGTCAGTATCTAGTACGATTGTTTCTTCGTAAGGTGTGACATGATAAAATTTCCAACGATTTTCAGCTTGGTATCTGTTGCCTTCTTTATACCAAGGTATAGGAATAATGTTATCAAATGCCCATACATATTCTTCAGGAACAGTATTGTTTGTGATTAAAGAGATGTTTTTTATTTCTTGTTGGCTAAATTTAATAGTCAGTGCTAATGCATAAGCCTGTTGGACATAGTCTACATCATCTGTATTTTGTGCAAGCACTAGGAAACCTTTAGACACCAATACCCCCTTCGATAAATCTAGACAAGCTAAATTTATTCATCACATGAACATCTAGTCCTGTTGTCTTGGCTAGTGTGTATTCGCCAAAATGATATTGTTTTTCAACTAGGAATTTCATTTTATCATTGCTAATATCTAATAAAATATCTTTGTCTAATACATAAGACATTGTGCCCGGAAGTTCTGTTGCAAAGCCTCCGTTGCTCTTTCCATTCATTATGTGTATAGCAATGCTAAATGCAAAATCGTTTCTAAAAGCCATAGAATCTATATTGTACAGCATTCTAAAATATTGCCAATTTTCTTTAATATAACTTATTAAATCAAAAAATGCCTGACTAATTGTGTTCTTTTCGAATACAAATACCGTTGCCCAGTAAAAAGGAATACTGTAACTGTTTAGTCTAGTAAAAGGTTTTTTATCTCGCCAGCCTGCAATATCAAAGCTGTGTTGGTAAATTTGAAAATCTGCATCTCGGTCAAACGCAGATTTTAATATGCTAGAATTAATAATATAATCACTATCTAACGCTAGAGTTTTATCATAAGGCGTTAGATCATATATTCTATTACGAGACAGATTTTTCCAATTAAATTTCTTTGATGCTAGTGTGCCGTCATGAAAGTCTTTTTGACTCCCGGTATCATCTTGTAGTACAATGATTTTATCAAAACAATGATTTGGACAAGACTCTTGTAGCCAATCTGGACTATCGGTTATAATACTTACTGGAACTTGCAAATACTTTCTCACTCGTTCGGCGGCAAATACAGCTAATTTAACATAGTCAATACCGCCGTTGTTAAGAGCAAAGATTACAGCACCGTGTGTCATAACTCGATGATGTCTCCAATTTTTCTCTTTGATTTGATTTCAGTAAATTTTGCCGAATACTCGTTGAGTATCTCAAAATAAATTCCCACGATCGTATCAAAAAATTCTTGTACATCAGGAATTACTACAGGAAAATTATTAGCATCAATAAATGCCACATCAGCATCATGTCCGAGATCCAATGCTGTTTTTGTAAAATTAATCAGTTCAGGCGTAATATTAAATGTGCCGCCATTCTTATAATAAACTAATTTTTGATTAAATTCTTCTAAGATTATTCTACGCTGATTTGATAAGGTAGCCATGTAATTGGCTACAGCAAACGCTTTTTCAATACGTTCGTCCATTGATATTCTCCAAGGTAATTACTACTATACAGTATAGTAATTAGCTTGTCAATCAATTAGGTGTATTATTTCCTGAGTTTATTGATCGCGATTATGATCGTGCCAAGAGCATAGCACAACGGTTGGAAAATCGCACCGTATAGTCTACCAAGCGGGTCTCGTTTTCCATTACGCATCTGAGCACGTAAATCTACACTACGATGTCGAGCCATATGTTCCATTACGGATCTAACAACAAGTTTTGGTTTGCTTGTGCCTGACTTGAATGCATAATCTACCAGTGGTAAGAATATAGTATGGTAACCGACTTCGTGCGCTGTAGTTAAACGGTTTCTTGAGTAGTCTAACCATACACGGTTTCTAAACGATCCAAATCCGTATGCTTCGTTCATTGCTGTACATACCACTTTGGTTGTTGTAACTGTTAGTGTTCTAGTATGTTGTGTTGCATTGAATAACAGAGTATACGTATAAGTGCCCCAAGTCTGAGTATAATTACCTATGAATCGTCCTTGTTCGTTACACTGGAAATCAACCCCGTATCCGCCACCGTTGATAGATACTTTAAATGTATCATTCGCAACTGCATTGCTAACAATAACATACCATAAGTCTGTTTGTTTCAATGTGCCTGTTGGGCCCGCTACTGATTCATTGGCTGTTATGCTACCAGCATAGGTTTGTGAACCAAGTACGTTATTCGAATCTTTAGCAGTGATTCTAAACTGAAAATCACCAGCAGTAGTTACTACACCTGATAAATTACCGCTAGAATCTAAACTTGTTCCTCGTGGTAAATTACCTGAAGTACAACTGTAAGAATAAATTCCGCTGCCGCCGCTAGCTAAAAACGTAGCATTATAATTGCTTCCAGAAGTAGGAGTATTGATATATGCCGGACTTATCACTAGATTTTGTGAGGTATCATTAATAGTGATAGTTCGACTATTACCAGTAACTGTTCCGCCAACGTTAGCACTTGTTAATAGTGTACTGAGTTGAGCATCTTTATAAAAATTTAAATAGGCAGTTTCAAGACCTTCTGTAAGGCCATCGGCCCTAACTTGGAATGTTTGTGAAGATCGACTACCTGGATATATCGGCATGGCTCCGTATGTAGCAGATAGCCCTAAATCGGCGGCTGCGATGCCAGTCCAATTCCAGTAGATAGCAGATGAAGGTACCTTGCTGTTTGTATCTACATATACATAAAATGTGTCACCTTCGTTGACTGGTTCGCTGCCGGCGTTGGCAAACAAGCTGGTTGAAATATCGTACTGTGGTAATATTGTCGTTGATGTATCAGTAATATTAATGGTGCTAGATGTTAATACAACAGTGCCGTTAGTATTACCTGTGCGCAATTGAATAATTAGGGTTTCAGTTCCTTCAGTTAGCAAATCATTTTTAACAGTTCTTATAAAAGATCCGCCGTCCTGGACGATTGGAATACTGCCCGAATTTGCACCGTCTGTATAGTCAGCACCTGTAGTGGTTCCACTATTAGTCCAATATAGCGTTCCGTTTCCAAAATTCTGTGCAGTAACAGTGAATGTAAAAGTAGTGCCTTCATTGTTAGTGAGTGGAGTCGGATCAACAACAATACTGTAAACATATGGTGTTAATGATGTGTCATTCACTGACACAGCTGATGAGGAAGCTACTATAGGCCCAGCTGTATTTCCAGTTCGTAAAATAATCTGAACAGTTTCAGGCCCCTCAGTTAATGCATCATTACGTATTGCTCGAGTAAACGATGCTATATTATTGTTAATTGTAGCACTTCCGGTATTTACTCCGTCGGTAAAGTCAGCGGCTTGTGTGCTACCACTATTAGTCCAATATACTGTAGAGCCGTTAGGCAAGTTAGTAGTTACAATATTATATGTAATTGTAGTACCTTCGTTTGTTGTCGACACATCAGGAGTTATTGTGTATGTAATAACATTAGAAGCAAGCGCAGACACAACAAAATTATTAGCAATATTGGCAGAAGGAGCGGGCAAAGAAACATTATTACCTGTCGGTCTAAGAATTTGTATAATACTGCTGATTATTCCATCAACGCTTTCGTCAATTCCAAACGGCCCGTAGGGACCATATGTAGTCGGATTTGGGTTGGATGATTCATCTCGCCATTCGATTGTAAATTGTATGCAGGAGTTAGATCCAGCACCCCCGTTGCCATCAATTAATTTTGCATATATTCTAAATTTGTTATCTGCATAAGCACCACTAGGTGCAAGTTTTTCAAATATTAATTGATTAGCAGTAGTAAGACCATAGAACCCAAATGCGGCAGGAGTGCCTGACCCGGGATTGCCATTGGTTAATAAATTAACCACACTGTTGTAGGTAAAATAGATATTTCCCATGCCACTAACATTGTCTAGCATTGTTGTCCACGTCGCATTTTTTGATCCGCCGGTACCTCCGGTCCTACTTGCATTAATTTCAATTTGTCCTCTAGCATTAAAAAAGTATCTTGCGGCATCATAGCTAGTAAATTGTACGGTAGAAGTAACAGTTAATACTCCGTTCCACGGAACAATATATGCATCATTATATAATGTTTCTCTAGTTGATTGAGTTGCCGGGATACTGTTAGTGCCAGTTGTTCCAATGAGTTTATTTGTAGCGGCTGAGTCTGCGGCTGCTTTATACGCGGCTCTATCAGATTCTGAGATTTTTGTACCGCCAAATCTGCAAGTCATCGAGGAGATAGCAGTAGATAGACCAAATACAGATCCGCCGGGACTTGATGATATTGTAAATGTTGTGGCACTATCAATAGTTTTTACATAATAGGTAGTATTAGGTTGCACACCGCCAAGTAACGATGTTCCAACAAAAATAACTGGACAATTAACTGCTAGTTGACTTGTACTAGCCGTAGTGAGTAAGTTTGTATTAAGTGCAGTCTGTGTTATAGTAATTTCAAAATACGGAACTGCTAGTGTGCTGGTTAAATCGGTACCTGTTTGGTGTTGTCGAGCTCGAAGTATATCAGTGCGAAGATTTCCCCACTGAGTATTTGTTATTTTTGCATATTGAGTAACCTGACTACTAGTAACAGCTTGTCCATACCCTGTGGTTCCGGAGGCCGTAGGAGTAGCTCCCAAGACTGGAGCAATTACACTTTGAATTGCGTTGTAGTCGGACCATTCAATTTTATTAAACTGGCCTGCTGCCATGGGATTCCTTTATTATGCTAAACCAGTTGTAGTAGCTGGTGGTTTTAGTACTGATACATTATCACCTGTGGCATAATATACTTGAACGGTAGATGTCAAGAGCCCGTCTGGATTTTCGTCAATTGGACCGCCTGAAGAATCTTCCATGCGTATAGTGAAAATAATTTGTTCTAGTCCTATATCGCCTTTTCTGGCTAATATAAAAAATCTATTATCTGCATATGCGCCTGCGGGTGCAAGTTTTTGAAATATTAATTTATCGTCGGTGCTTAATTCATAGTATCCAATAGTTGCGGCAGGATTACCGGTTCCGCTACACGCTGTTGAGTCATGTTTAAAACTAATAACTCCCATGCCGGCAAACATAGCAGTCCATGTTGCATTTTTAGTGTTTGATGTGCCTAATGATCTAGACAAACCAAATTCTATTTGACTACCGGTATTAAAAAAGTACCTAGCAGAATCAGCATTTGAAAAAGTAACTGTTACTGTTTGTGTTAAGCTACCGTTCCATGCAGTAGCACGTTGCTGTACTGCAACTAAATTTTCCCGAGTTGCTTGACTCGGTGGAGGAGTTATTAATCTATTTGTTTGATCTTGTATATCATTTGCCATTGAGGTAAATGCTGTTCTATCTGCATCTGTAACATTTACAGTGGCGCTGGCAACCGTTAAAAATGAAGACATATCATTACCAGTTTGATGCTGTCTTGCTTTTAATAGATCAATTCTAAGATTATTCCATTGTGTATATGTAACATTAGTCCTACTAGAAACTTGGCTGCTGATGACAGTTTGTCCGTAACCTGTGTTACCAGTACCTGATCCTAGCACCAATGCTACTTTAGATTGTATGACGTTGTAGTCTGTTGCTAGAATTGCAGAATATTGCCCAGCCATTTTTTATCCTTTATATACCTGAATTATTTATTTTTATAGTATAATACACTCAACAAGTTTGATACCCTCATCATCACTTGTTTCTAATGCTATACCAAATACGCCGGGGGCATGTGGGATACCAACTTGTGCAGTACCATCTTTTCCTGCTATTAGTTGATCACCTTTTTTAATAGCGCCGGACACTTTAACTGGAATACGACCTTTTAGTGCAACAATAGTGCCACCTTCAAGCTCAAAATTCATTAGGTATGCTGGTTTGTCGCTAACAGCGCCCAGTGCTCTATCACCTTCTTGGCAGGCTGTTACTTCAAATGCGCCGCCCACTGACATAACTGTTCCCACTTCATACTCTGCATCAGCAAGGTATTTTTCAGCCAAGTCAGCATAATTTGCACTAGTCGCTGTACCAACAAAATATGTTCCTTTAACTGCACCTGCTAAGATGTTTACACCGTTGATTGTTTCATCTGCATTTGTTCGAACTACAATAGTTCCAGAACTTGATACAGAACTTGCAGTTCTAAAATCGCCGCCAACTGCTAGAGCGTTTGCTCTAGATGCGGTTCCTTCAACTGATACAGCATATAAAGTTTTAAATCGTTGGGTAGCATTACCTAAATTGGTAGTGTTATCTGTGCCCGGTAATATATCAACTCCAACTAAACTTAGTGGAGTTTTTGTTAAACCTGTAACTGTAGTTTGAAAATTAATAGTTGTATTTTGACTTTGTACTGTAGGAATGCCGCCAGAGTTAAAAACTCTTAGTTTTGGAACTTCTCCTACTGTAAAACCTGTGTCAGCAAAATTTACACTTTGGCTAAATTGAGCATCAGATTTTAATACAAATTCGCTAAATGCATGACCACTTAGTCTATCAGCATCAGTTGCAGTACCATGAAATCTATAGTCTGTTGATTGTCCAGGGTGTGCATCAACGTTGGAATATGCTAAGGTGATACCCTGATATATTTTTGTAAATCCATCAAATGGTGTTTGCAATGTCCATGATGCATCTGCATTTGTTCCTTGATCTGGATTGATAATAAAGATTGTTTTACCATTAACAACTGCAGAAATAACAGCATGAGATGCGCCAGTGGTATCACGTAAGCTAACAGATTGCATCTGTGTAGTCTGCGAACCAGAAACACCCTGCGGTCCAACTAGTATAAAGTTTGCGCCGTCCCACGCATTTAGCTGTTTACTAGTTGTATCAAACCAAAAATCACCAACACTTAGACCTGTTGGAGGTGTTGCTCCGATTTCGGCGCCGCCTGTAGTTCGCCATTTAGATCCGTCATTGAATTTTAATTTGTAGTTGCTAGAATCAAACCACAACTGCCCTTGTATCGGTCTTGGGGGTGGATTATTGTTTGCGAAATTTTCAAGTAGGTACAAGAAATTTTCGTTTTGAACTTCTCCGTATCCAGCATAATTTTTACCAATTATTTTAAGATCAGTAGTATTATCAATGGTTCCGTCGGCTACAGTAGAAATTAATGTTCCGTTATATTTGTTTATGGCGTATGGCATTTTCGCTCGTTCCTTATTGTTTGTATTTATGCTATTTTGGCTGTTACAAATTCGCTGACCATGCCCACGAGCCGTTAACCAGCGTAAACTGCTTTGCTATCTGTGTATCTAAGCACCAGACCCGTACTACTGCATTGTTTTGATGCTCTGCTACTGGACACATTTTTGTCACGATAGTTGAAGCAATTGTAGCATCGGATAATGCACCTTGATTAATTGAGAAACTTTGAGGGTAGGTTTGTACATTATATTTCAGTGTTTGTAAATTAACTGCATCTAAGTTTCCTGACGGATCTTGTATATTTGTTATTCTCTTTGAACTAACATCAACTGTGCCGTTATTTTTAGGAGCAAGATATATTGTTCCATCGCTAACCGATGCATTTACATATGATAACGTACTATTAGCGATGTTTAAGTATCCTGCTTGTAGGGTAGTCAAACTGCCAACGCTAGTTAGGCCCGGAGCACTCGATACAGTGACACCTAAAGAATTCTGGCTCAGAACTGAAAATCCATTAATTTGATATGATTTTCCTGAAAGAAGATTAATATGTTCTGAACTTTTCCAGGCAGCGGTCGATGCATCCCAGCTAAAAGATTTATTAGTTGCACCGTGAACTAAAATTCCGCCGCCGTCTGCTGTGCTGTCAGTAGCTCCGCCAGCACTGAAATTAACTGTTCCGGCAGTGTTTACAGTATCTGCTATAATTGTAATTTGAGTAGCACTGTCAATACTAACAATTTTAGCATTTGTTCCAAAGTTGCCGCCGCCATTAAGTTTTGATAAAGTTTGGCCAGCAATTAATCCAGTAATCTTTGATAAACTTGTTATTGTAGTTGTTGTCAAACTACTAGATATCGTTCCGGAGATATTTAATACTGCACTAACTGTACCTAATTCAATTTGTTTATCTTCAATAACTAGATTAGTTGAATTAATATTCGATGTTAATCCTTCGACTGTAAGATTTCCGGTTATCCTAACGTCTCCGGATACATCTAATGTACTAGTTGGAGTAGTTGTTAGTATACCTATACGTTGATGTTGGGCATCAATGTATATAGAATTCCCTGATCCGCCGGCATCTCCTAGGGTTCTGATTGAAAAATCTTGATTTAAAGTATTTGATACTATTGAAAATAAGTTGTTATCAACATATATCTGAGAATTTTGCTGAGGTCCTAGCACTAACGGTGTGTTATTTTGTATAATAACACTGCCAATCGCAGTAGTTGTTACGTCTGTAGACGATAAAAAACTGCTCGGAGTTTTAACTGTACCGTCGGCTGCAACTAAGCTGTCTGCTTGAGTTGTAGGAACATGGAATTTTACATCTTTGGTTGTACTTGAGTTGAATCCAGGATTAATAAAAATTTCTTTCCAGAATAAACCATCTGTTGGAAGTACTCCCGGTGCGACATAGCCGGTATTAGGACCAGTAGTTAATACAGAATACACTTCATATGCTAACGGTTTTCCATTGACTACAAAAATTACTCTAGATCCTAAAGCATATCTAGTTGAACTACTCCATAAAGATCCGGACCATCCCACAATAGGAACAACTGGAGTGAATTTAGTTTTAGAAAAAATACCAAGTAACGATTGAGCTACATACATTAATACTATGGTATGATTTAAAGAATTTATATCAACAACATCGATAACTTGGAATCCACTAACGCCCTGCTGTGCATTGTATATCGGGCCTGCTAATAGTGTAGCTGATCCATCGTTAAAATATAATTGTTGTCTAGTACTATCAATCCACAAATCTCCCTGTGTCAATGTAGGGATAGTCGCGGTAACAACAGTACCGCTAGAAACTTTCCAACCAGCGCCGTCATAAACTTTTAATCTCCCCTCACTAGTATCATACCACAACTGGCCTTGTATTGGGCTGTTAGGGCTAGAAGTGTTGGCAAAATTTTCTAATATATGTACAAAGTTCTCGTTAAACACTTCGCCATATGAGCTGGTATTTTTCCCTATTAATGTTAAATCAGTTGATAATTGATCTATAGAACCGTCGACTATTTCTGTTAAGACATCACCGTTTGTTTTGTTTATAATATAGCTCATTATAGTTTACCAGTAAAAATTATATAATTAATTGTTAAGTATGGATTCATTGTAATAAATGATTGTCCTAATGGATTAGCTTTGACTCCGCCGCTGTCAGGCAATCCTTGTGCAGTGGCCCCCGAAGTTGCTACTGCATCAGGTATAGCATTAATATCTGAACTAGCGCCAGGAGTTCCAACTGCAAAATATTGTTGGAGTCCGCTGTTTAAATTATGTTTATGATCGGGTAAATTTTTAAGTTCTAATGTTGTCGATTCCGATCCGCCGCCTGCGCCTACAACGTCTGCAACATCAGTAGTTACTCGATTAGCTGATCCGCCGCCGGCATCTACTAAAATTGCCGCGTTATCAACACTAGGTACCTGATTTCCATTATCCATACTATCTTTACCTAATGGAAATCTTCCTCTTAGATCAGGTAAACCAAATGTTCCTTGTCCTATTAGTTGAATTGCTGGCTTATAATTAAATCCAATAACACCAAAAAGTTCAAGATAGTCATTACGGATAATTTCACTACCGTCACATAGCAAGTATCCGACTGGCGGTGTTTGTCCTGCATATGGTAAGATAGATCCAATCGGTACTGTTGCAATATTAGAAACAAATGTCTGCTTAGTCATTTTTCTTACGCCACCGCTAGTACCTAATCGATAAATTAGCATGGAATCTGTTGCTAGTGAATCAAATACCTCTGTTTTATTAGCAATAAAATCTGGAGTTATAGTTGCTGTGAAAATAACAGGGTCGTCTCCCTGTCCATCAAAACTTACAATATTACTGGTTACATCACTTTTCGCTAGTAACGGATCTAAACTATCTCCAATTCTAAATGTCGTTGGACTAGCTAATCTCGAAGATGATCCGCTAACACTACCATTGATTGTTGTACTAGTTGTGAATGTACCGGTAAAATTTCCGCTAAATGTATCTGCGTATACATTTCTAAATTTGCGTGTTGGGGTTCCGATGTCATACAACGGAGTTGGCACTACAGGTAAAGATAATGTCGATGCTTCAGTTAAATCGTTCGTGTAGGCCGGAACGATTACAGTTCCAGCTCTAGGATCATTATTAACATCTAAGTAATTTATAAATGTTTGTCCGTATGTTGTAATATCATCACCAAATCGTGATGTTGTAGTAATATCTAGTGATCCAGCTGTTGTTGATCCAGCTGTTGTTATATTACCGCTAACTTTTACATTTCCAGAAACATCCAGTGCTTCAACCGGAGCAGTATTATTAATACCAATCCTACTGTCAGCTGTTACTGTTAAGACAGATAATTGCGATCCAGATTTATTAACTCTTAATTCAATAGGAACACCGTCACGCAGTGAATACAAAAATGCGGCGCCGGATTCAGTACCAATATTAAAACTTAAATCACTACCAAGGCTTAAACCATCGTTGTTTCTAATATTAATTCGAAAGTTAGTATTGCTCTGTGTATCGCCTCTTAAAAAGTTTGTTGCTTGAACAATACTTCCATTATAATTTAATGCATCTGCTTGGCTAGCAGTTCCCCAAAATTTAGGAAGGCTAGTTACATTTGACTCGCTTTGTGAAATAGTTGTTAAATTAATTCCTCGACCAATAGTCGGAAAGCCGGGTATTGTTGACTTAGGCGTAAACGATATATAGCTTTGAATACTCACCCGTTGATCATTAGAATATGTTACAACTACTGGTCGAGCAACGTTATTAGTATCAGTAATAGTTTCAATAGTAGGACCAGTTTTTTGTCCTTGGCTAAATTGAGGACCTACCAATAACCAATTTGATCCAGAATAAACATATAGCTGTTGGTTGCTAGTATCAACCCAAAGATCACCTGCTATAGGTGCATCTGGTCGGGTTCCTTTCTTAGTAATTGCGCCTGCTGGAACCCAAGTAGTTCCGTCATAGACATTTAATAGATTTACACCAGGTGTATTGTTATACCACAACTGTCCTTGAATCGGGGGACCCATTGGACTATTAGGGTCTGATCCAGGAGAGAAAGACGAAGCAAAATTTTCTAATAGGTGTAAAAAGTTTTTGGCAATAATAGGGGCATAACCTGCATAATTTTTGCCTACAAATGATAAACTGGTGTCAG